TTGGTAATAATTACTAGTTAGCGTGATAAGTAAGAGGACCGTTTCCAGTAATCTCAATCGCGTAGCTGGCCACTTCGTTATTGGAAGCGCTGAGTTCCAATGAGTTAATATATCCGGTACCCTCATAATAACCCTTGCTAGCATCCATTGCGGTAGAAGCGTCGTTAGTTGCATCACCGAGAGATTTGCACTGACCGAATTTAAAGCTGATTGCCTGGTGTGATACGAGCTGGTTGAAAAGTTCGTTATATTTTGCTTCAGTGGTATAAAGGCAAGAAGTTGAAATGGTCCATGACATTGAACCAGGGAGAGCTGCAGCTCACCAACCTAAATTTTTATTTGAGCAGTCGATCTGGTCCGCTGAAACGCTTAAAGTACATTCGGTTGAATAAGCAAGTGCATTAGAGCTTGAATCATAGACTAGAAATTGGTTTCCTAGAACGTATTGTGTTGCTGCTGGCATAATTATGTTTGTTTTTTTTTTGTTTTCAATTTTTATATTTATCGACCGAATTATAAAATTTCAAACGAGAGCGTGACGATGTACTTGTCATTGGCGAAATCTTCCGTACTGTCGTTGAGGTTAACCTGGTTTATTATTACACCGGTTTCATTGTTTTTGTAATTCCAATATCCGTGAATACATAGGAACACCTTTTCGGCGAGCATACTGGCCTCGTCATAATCGGAACTTACACAGGAGATAAACACGTTGCATCTCTCTTGGTAAATCCCTTGCTTCGTCGTATCTATTCCGTACGAATCACGGGAATATACGATGAATGCCCCGTTAGGTATTTCTTCCGGACATGTAACGGGAAAAATCCTGTTTGCTATAATAGAACGGATTTCAGGATCTTCGAGCAGTTTATTTCGAATATCCGACATAACCGTAAATTTTGTATTCTGTTTTGTACCTATTAACATGTTAGGTTGTCATTATTTTTTCTATCGATCTTTCGATTGCCTCCTGGACGATCTGCATAGCCGCTGCCGAATCCTGGGCGTTTGTTTCTGACCAGAACTTAGATCCTCTCACAGCACCGCGGTTATATCCTTTCTTGGTGTGACGGTTACCTTTATAAGAACCGAGATCATATATTCAAGGCTTCATACCGAACCATTTCTTTAATGAATCGGCATCCGCGTTCTTATGGTGTTCGGTGCTCTGTCATCCCTCTTTGGCGAAACCTATCTTGACTCCTTTTTTGTTCTTGAACAATACGACAGTCATTCTTTTGGGCAGACCGCCGGTATCCTTGTGACGGGAAATAAGCCTTTGCTTTCCTTTTTCCAGGAGATATTTACCGGCCTGTTGGAGTGCCCTTTTTACATTGGGATCCCTTCCGGCACTTATACCGGAAAGATATTCCAAAGACTTCGTAAGTTCCTCTGTCCTGGCGGTTATCTGTATATCAGGTTCCATAAGGTTACTTGTTTATCTTTGAACAATGGATCCTGCATGTACGCTCGAGGGGATACTGTTCGATGAAATCAATCTTGAATTCGACACCTCTGTAACACAAAGTATCGGTAGGAAGGATTTCGGGACGGTATCAACATTCGAATACAAGTGCTATTGTATCGGTTTCCTCCGTAGGATATGAAACGGAACGGCCGTTCTGACGGACAAGGTTCGCCCTTATCTCGTAAACCTTAGTACGGACCTTTGACATGGCACCGCTGGCGGATTGTTGATTGATCTGCCTGTATATTTCCAAAATATATTTAAACGAACCCGCTCTTGCCATATCTGTTATTGGTTATATTTTGTCTTGTCGTATTCCTTGTACTTCTGGATAAGATATTCCATCGTATAAGGTATACGCTTTGCCTCGGCGAAACTGATGGATTCCCTGTTACTATAGTATGTAGCGGCGAGGGATTTGATCGCCACCTTCAAATCCGCCGGAATATCGTGCGTAGTTTCATCCTCCAGCTCGGCCAATGATTTTCTTGCTAGATGTGCGGTAATAGCGGCTTCGGCACCTTCTATGATCTCGGCCATTACCAAATCATCCGCGGTCCAGGATTCTTCTACGTTAAGTCAACGCTTAAGCTCATTTACATCTATATAAGACATTTCTGTATTATTATCTTTGTATATTTATCACTTTAGTTGTAGTAGTAGATAATCTGATTCAACTTACTGCCCGTGGTTATTGAAATGTGAATCCAGGAAGGGGATTTCTTTGTTCCGTATTCCCATATCAATTGGCCTACTTCAATATCCCCGTCCTTTATCATCTGCATAATAAGGTTTCACAGTGCAGCGTTATTCGAACTGGTAATATCGGCAGCCTGTGCTAATCTGTGCTGCGAAGTCTTAGATCCCTTTACCAGATTATTAAGTTCTTCACAGCGGTATCCCGAGGTGATTCTTATAGGCTTGCCGAATCTATCCCTGATCTTCTGTAACATGTTCGCGAGTTTATAAAGGCTGCCGTAATACTTTTGAGGAATCTTATTATCGATACTATGGGCGGCCGCGGTAGAAGAACGTTCAAATTCTTCAAGGGCAAAATTGTTGGTAAGTTTCATAGATTATACGTCTTTAGCTATTTATCGGCTTTTTTATGCGATCTATTTCGCTTACCTTTGTGAAAACATTAAGTGATATGTTCGACGAAGAATTTAAAGATGATGAAGAACAGACCTATGCTGATGTGTTCTTTGACAACGATTGGATCCTGAACCGGATTGAAAAGCTTATTGAAGATGCTACCGATAAAGTATTAACTGATGATTTATATAAACGACTTAAAGAATCTTCTTTTCAATTCGGGTATGAACAGGAGGGTGTAACATTCTTCCCTGTAGCATATAGAATCTTTGAAACCGTTAATCCCAGAAATGGTGAAGTTCATCGGTCCGGATTAACCAAATCCATTTTAAAAGAGGAAGCAAAGGATAAGAATCTGCTTGTAGTACAGAGAACACATCATCTTCATGTAGATTATATCATTGACAGATGTAAAATAGGAACCTACTGCTTTGATTGTTGTTATTTCACAGTATTATTTAAAACAGCACTTCGAAGACAACTTATTCAAGATGTTATGAATGAAAAACTTGACATGCATGAGTTTGATAAACAGCAAAAATCAATATTAGCTCTAATACACAAGTTTGTCGATTCTATTGAAGATAAAAGGCTAAATAATAGAATGCGTAACCTATTATTACCTTAATAAAAATCCCCGAGACCTGGATCCCGGGGATTTCCGTGTTGAACACTATATGGTGGAAAAAGAAGTGTTCTGAATTAAGCTACGAATGAGCTAGCGTCGAGCTTGATGCAAGCAAAAGCTTCTGGACGGAGAACGTCAACTGCAACCTCTGTGTTCATGTTAACCTCTACAATGTCTTTCTTAGACTGGCTGAGGTTATCGATAACCATTACAGGAGCACCAACAGTCTGTACCATTGCATTGCTGAATACACCGAAACCGATATAATCATTTGCAGATGCATCTACGCAAACCTGAGATACGAGATAAGGATAACCATTGATCTTACCATCCTCGATTATGAACTTACCTGCGTGGTTGCTGCCCTTAAGAGCTACAGGAGCGGATTTGAGCTTAGCCTCAGTCTTAGGAGACATTACATAAGCTGCAGTTTCGTCGATAGCTACGTTAGCTGTCTTAACCTGTGCTTCAAGGTCAACGATATTCTCTCAGTTAGCTTTCTTTGCTACGGAAGCATCGGTAGCAAGTTTCTCAGTAAAGAGACCCTGTGCAGAAGCGTCGATAGCGGTAGGAGCGAACATCCATTTGTTTACGAGAGCACCGGTAGCCTTACCAGCAAGATTGATTGCATAAGCTACGAGGTCACGGTCAGCATGACGGATAGAAGTACCAGAGAAAGGAAGGCTGATACCAACACGCTTTGGAGCGAGAGCACGCTTTGAGAAGTCAAGTTTCTGACCGGTAAGTTCGGTTACTTCACCTTCGAGTGTAGCCTCTACGTTATTAACGGAAGGAAGGGTAACGGCCTTATTGCTGTTGATTACCTTAACACCAACTTTGTCTACGAGGACAGCTGCCTGGAGGGGTTCAAGTAAAGCAAGTCTCTCTTCCTCGTCGAGTGGTTCGGTGTCGTCATCGTGTAATGTGGTAGCACGAAGTTCGATCTGGTTACCAGCAACATTCTCGAAAGCTTCAGTTGAACGGTTGTTTGCTATAGCAACGATTGCATCGGCAATGTTCTGTTTGAATTCTTTTTTCATAGAAATATTTCTTTTATTTTTGTTTTCTTTAGTTTCTAAATTTCTTTTATTTGCTTCCTCTGCTTCAATCTGTGCTTGTTCACGGGCCTCGACTGTTGCAAGAGATTCTTTTAATTCATTAAGGTTTGCTTGCTTAGATTCGAATAGAGCTTTTTCTTCATCACTTAAAGACCTCTTATTAGTTTCAGCGGTCTCTACAAGAGCTCTCATTTCTTCTTTTATAGCTGCAATTCCCTGAATCAATTCTTCTTTGTTCATATAGGGACGCGATTATTTTTTATATTTATTAGTGAAAATCTAAAAATCCGATTAAAGGTTTTCTACGATTTCTTTGTATGGTTGCAAGGCTTCAAGGTAATCGTCTTCACGGTTTTCTTCAACTTCTTCTGTTGGAGTTTCTTCCATTTCTGGTTCGGTTGTTTCCTTAACTTCTTGTTCATCCTTTATTGGTTCTTCCTTTACTTCGGGTTCTTCTTTCGCTTCCTCGTCGATAGTCTTTTCAAGATCCTCTATTGAACGGGCTGAAACAGCGGTCTGGTCATAGGCTGGATTCTGAACGATACTTATATCGAATAAAGCGGCAACCTTGTGAACTGTACGGATAGGCATCGACCTGTCTGAAAAATCCCAGGTAACATCACCCTTGTTCGAACCGTCTATAAAGGCGAAACTCATTTGAGAATAGTCACCGCGTTTAATCATCTCGTAAATATCACGGCCTACCGTAGTATTAGGACATTCACAATCGAAGTAAACACCATCGTCTTCACGGTAAACAGCCATTGAACCTTGTCCATTTCTACGTCTTGCAACTAACTTATCTTTCTCGTGATCGACAAGCAGTTTAATATCGGAATTGTCAATAAGCTCCTGAGTGATTGCTTCCGGAGCTATAACTTCCCGGAAGAATCTCTTGTTCTCTTTATCATAAAGGACATTAGAGATTTCATTAAAGCAGATCGCCTTACCGGATAACCTATTATTATCGGTTGAGAATACTATTTCTCTTGTTCTAATTTCCTGCATTATATTGAATACTATTTTTCTATTTATCGGCTTCTTCTTCCTGATTTTCTTCGGTCTCAGGTTCCTTCGAGGGTTCCGTTACTGGTTCTTCGATTGAATCTGCCTGAACCTTTGGATTTGACAAAAATTGTAAGTTTGTCGAAATTGTTAATTCATCACCATTTTCATCTGCAGGCTTGTTGATCTTCTTGCGGATGTCGTTAACTGATGCGATTCCAACTCCTAACATTTTTTCGTAATTTTCGATGATGCTCTTATAATAAGTGAGTGTTGTTCTATCGAATTCAATTTTATAACGGTGTGCAAGATTAGGAGCTATAAGATGTGCATTGAAAGCTGCTTCAATCTTCTTAAGCAATGGATTTAAAGTATCTGTAAAGAAGTTTATCGAATCCTGAAGTGAACTTTGGTAGTTACCTGCAGTAAGGATAGAAAGCTTGATCGGAGATATACCGAAGTACCTCGCAAGGTCAAACAATGTAATGTTCTTGATGTCTGTTATCATAAGGTCTCTCATAGACTGCGACATTGGACGGAACTCAGCACCTGATTGAAGTGTAAGGATGTCTTTGCCGGAGTCTATTTCAGCCTGGAGATTATCTCTAATTTGATCAACTTGATCATCGATTGCAGAACCGAAACCGGTGAGAGAAGACTCACTTGAAAGGATACCTTTGAAGCGGCCTCCGTTTTGGAAATTAGACAATGCTTCTGAATCAGCTGCCTGTGCGAGACCGATTGTCTTGCCGGCATAGGTGAGCACAGAATCCCCTTTAAGTGTGTTCAGAGATTTATGACGGATATGTATGATCTTATCAGAAGTAAAGGTCCCTTGGATTTTATTGTAAATATCGGCTACCGTATAGGTATCGTTTTCTATGTTGTAGAATACGGTTCCTGGATAAAGGAGAGTAAGACCAGTTACATCATAATCCTTGTTCCTGGTAATGTAAACATACGCATCGCCTTTGAGGATCAACTGCACCACTATTCCTTCAAGCAATTCATACGAATTCATCCTTTTATTGGGACATCTGGTAAGAAGAGGATATAATGAATTCTTTAAATCTTCTTGTCAGTAGCCTTTGTTGTCTTTACGGTAGATTAAAAGCGGTACAGATGCAACAGAATCGGACAAGATACTGACACCACGATATACTATGGAGTTCTGCATGGCTCGAGATACTTCGGTTATGGCGGCGTATTTTTTACTCGGTTGACCTACATATCTCACCTCAACTTCAGGATTAGTATCTCGTTTCTCCACCTTTTGTTTTCTTTTAAAAATATCTAATATGGCCATTTGATAGCTGAATTAATTTTTATATTTATCAATCTAATATTATCGCTTGTAAGTAAGGAACTGACCGAGACTTTCAAGGATCGTAATAACACCATCGATTTTCTTAGATGGACTGATTTTCAGTGGCTTCATATTTTCAAGTGAATCCTTGTCCAAAACACAATTACCGAACATCCAAACGATAATAGGATTGTCGTCGATTTTCATCTTATCTTCTGAAAGACCTATTTCGAGGGATTCTACTGGGGCGGTAAATGCAGCATATGTTTGTTTGTACGGTTTAAGGCACTTGACCCCCATCGCTTTAAGGTAGTTTGTTAATTCGGTTGACTTGTAACTATCGTAACCGATCGAGAGAATATTTAAGTATTTTGAATTCTCCAGTATCTCGTTACCGATCTGATGATAATCAATCGTTTCTTCTCCGCATACCTTCAAAAAACCTTGCTCGACTCATCTTTGATAAAGTTCCTTATTTGTATGGGTTAATATTGTTTGTTCCGGTATATAGAAATCCGTGTGGAAGGCAAACGTCTTATTGATCGAATCATAACAACCGTAAGTAACGGCACTCATATCATCGGATACCGAGAGATCTATACCGACCATACAAACAGGTTTCGTAGTAATATTTTCTATCTTAAAGTTGATGAGATTTCTCTTAATCATTGCGGGCTTGATCCATTTTGCGGTAATAGGAGGTGTAAAGAGGTTAAGCAATTTTGTCTTGAATTCAACCAGATCCTCAGCTGAGGTTTTGGCTTTTTTATGTTCTTCGCGATAAAAATTCTCCCTGACTGTAACTCCCATATGTGGCTGGACCTTATACCAAACCTTCTCATCTTCCCAATCATCATCTTCATCAGGCTGGAACAGGAACGGGAATATGGAATCGTTCTGTATCTCACCTCTTAGAATCTTCTTATCATTATCTAACATTGTAGTAAACGGACCCTCGAGAAGTGTACTTGCGGTTGTGATAATAACGGTAAGAGGATTCTTCCTGATACCCATAGAGGATTGAAGAACATTCTTCACCGCCGCGGATGTAGCTGCTGCATATTCATCCAAAATTATAGTGCTGGCATTGAGACCGTCTAAAGTTGCCGCGTTCGAAGAGAGACATTGAATAAAGCTGGTCTTACCCGGCATTACTGAATATATCTTCTCACGGTTACGCTTGAAGTTCTTCATCTGAGGATCCAGCCGCTGAACGGATTTGTCTATAATATCGAAACAAATTTTGGCCTGATTAAATGAATTTGATGCGACGTAAGCCTGTGCATTAGCATCACCGAACAGAAGATCAAAGATGGCAAGGCTTGCAATACTTGTGGTCTTACTGTATTTACGGGGACAGAAAAGAAGGGCTTCACGTACTAAACGGGTTCCGCCGTCATGGTACCAGCGGAATATATTGGA